AAAACTATGATCTTTATACTTGTTAACATCATTATCTAAATGATATCCATAAGCTGGGACATCCATTCCTTGTTGACCCCCCCATTCACCCTTGTAATTCCAGTTGGTACTATCAGGATAATAATTTCTGGCTTTCCATTCTACACCAGATCCAATATAAATTTGATAGTTATTTGTACTGGACAATCTAAATCCATAATATGTGTGACCATATGTTTTTCCAGCATCATGTTCCAGTCTAAGAATTCCACCTTCATTAAACCTCTGATAGAAACTACTACCTGCACCAAAATTAGTAACTTTTAAAGAACAAACACCATTCCTATCGGTTTGTTGTTGAGTTGTTAGACTATTAGTACCGAATACAATGTCATTGGTTGGACTTACTCCACCAATGCCACTACCTAGAATAGTAAATGATTCATCATTAGACCACCCAGTTGCCTCATTCATAATTTCAATAGAGTGTAACCGACCGATAGTGCCGAATATAGCAGCCTGTCTCTTAATTCTTAATTGGAGATCGGTTTTTCCTGCTACACCTCCTGCAGAAACAGTGTAATCCCAGTATGGTAATTGATCATCATAAGCGTTACTGTTGATATCACCATACAAAGTATACCCTGCAGCGGATGGTAACACTCTAATAATACCACTCATTGCAGAATGAAATTGGCAAACATAATAGAAATCTCCTTGAGACCAAGAATCAATTGTCCAATCTAATGTACCAACCTCAATACCTTGATTTGCGGGAAAGCTTCTGTAAGAAATTCCATTAAAATTTGTGTTATTAAGCAATCTGGTTGAACTATATGCTCCAGACTGATCTTGAAGATACATAGGATGACCTGTCGCGACAATATCGAAGTAAAGCCTATCTCCCTGTCTCACCACAAGTGTTGGATTATTTCCTAGGTCTTCTGTAAAGTTACCATAATTTTCGCCACTCCATGCTCCCGCTGGTGGATCAATGTATGTTCCAGCAACAGCATCTGATTGACTGTCTGCAAACCTAACCCAGTCATCTTGATCAATGTTGATAACATAATATGTCTGACCATCTACAAACATCGGATTTGTAGTTCCGTTTCTGTTTGGAATAGTGTTAGCACCCGCATGATAAACCATTGCGGTTCCCGTAGCTATATCATTACAATCATACAGTCTAATCCAACCTTCATTTCCTGCATAGTTAGAACCATAGATGTAACTTATAATTTCTTTTCTTTCTATATTATAGGAAGAAGAACCACTATTAGTGACGTTATAACGTCTGTTATATCTTGAATATTCTGGTGTTAAATCTGGAGTGGCATACTGAAAATTGCCAGATGGACTGTTGGCAACAGGTTGAGAACTTCCTGGTGCTAGAACCGTTGTGGGAACACCAGTCTTTGCTGTGCCACTATGCCACCCAAGTCCAGCAAATGCAGTCTCTAAAGCAGCGATAACGTCATTATTAGACCACCCAATGTTGCCACCATTAACAAGATATTCTGTCTTTGTTACTGCCATCTTAAACCTCTAATTTAATTGCTGTAAGGGTTACGGTAATTGCTGCTGATGTTCCACTTCTGTTGGTAACAGAAAGATATATTACTGTTGTTGGTATAGCGTTGTAATTAAATCCAATAACACCAGGAGTAATCTGTATTTTCTCAGCTCCAAATGTTCTCACTTCAGCAATAACACCAGACCCAGGGCCAGGATCATTGCCTTCACTTCTATTAGCGTCTGCAGTTCTTGCTTCAGCAGTCGTATAAACTCTAACCCAAGAAGAATCTGACGTTTCAATAGCAAATAATGAATATGCTTTATACCCAGTAATATTTAGATCTGCTGTTACGTTATTAGCGATAGCAGATGTCGTATTAGATAATTCAGATCTACTTGCGAGAGTATTTCCACCACCAACATTAACATCAACAACACCATTGCCATCAATAGTCAGTCCAGATCCAATCTTGATACCACCAAGAACACTAGAAGATGCTGTTGGTAGTGTGTAAGATCCTGCATTAGCATCCAAAACTCCTGTGCTAGGATTGATACTCAAGTTAGCACCAACTTTAATTCCACCAAGAACACTAGCAGATGCAATAGGTAATGTATACGCTGATGGAATAGATGGTTTATTGAGGATTTCTGCTAGTCCAGATGCAGCATTCCAGTCAGCATTGACTGGTGCTGTGCTAGTGATTGTTACCTTGCTAGAAGGACCATCCCATGACACCGTAGTTCCACCAGATCCACCAAACTCCACAGATGAAGTGTTTGTGTCCGTACCAGTAATAGATAAAATTGCTTGGTTACTAGTAGCGTTGGAACCACCAATAGTGTAAGCATTTATATTATAGTAATTTCCACCGTTGTTTGTAAACTGCCAAGTGTCAGTAGTTTCATTCCATTTCAAAGAAACATCGTTCGATGTTCCACGATCAATTCTAATATCAGCATCGGAAGATGGAGCACCAGTAGTTCCGTCTAGAATAACGATTTCATTTGAAGAAACTGTATAACTTCCCAGTTGAGTTGTTGATCCAGTAACCGTTAAGTTTCCACTGACCGTCATGTCATTGACAGTGACATTAGCAGTAGTAGTAGCACCTCTACTTGTTACTGTTGCTAATGTATCATTCTCAGACGTAATAAACTGTGATAGGTCTGGGGGAGTGTAAGTAAATACACCAGTGATATCACTATATGAGAGAGAAGGAGTGTTACTTGCTGCAGCATTTGTAACACTAAGAGAAGCTTTTGTTATGTAATTAGAATAAGCAGTATTCCAGTTAGCAATATCCTGTATGCCGATACCAGATGCAGCAGAAGCAAGGAATACAGGGTCAGTTTCTGAGGATATACCACCACCTCCTCCTGTACCACCAGATACAGTCCATGTGGTTCCGTCCCACGTCCACGTTAAACCACCTAAAGTAAAACTATCACCTACGCTAGGTCCAGCTGGAAAATTAATTGCCATGTTTTAATCTTTCTCCTAGAGATCGGTAATAGTAACCATGATTTCACCAAGGTTTAATGGATCTTCATTCCATCTCCTTACACAGAATACAATGTTGCCAGTGTTTCTCTGAATACCAATTTGTGCTCCATTAGCAGAGACCCAATCAGTACCATCATAGCTAGCTTGAACAATATAATCTGTTCTTGCTGAGTATGCTGATGGGAATGTTAAGGTATAAAAAACATCTCCACCACCAGCAGTTCCATCTCCACCAGACTTGGCAACTGTGTAACTAGTAGTTCCAGTCCACGTTGGAGAGTTTCCGTTCATCTTAATAAAACCAACTGCAGTAGGAATATTAGGATCAGTAGATGCTAATGGCGGTGATGCGTCTACCCACTGTGAACTATCAGCATCCTGATAATAAACTTTTAGTCTACCATCATCAGACTTCCACCAAAGGTCTCCATCACTAGGAGAACTAGGTGCAGCATCGGATGTAGTTACAGTAGCACCAGAACCTCCACCCGTGGCATCAGTTGCAGGTGCCCATGAAGTTCCATCATACTTCAGAACATCACCAGTGCTTGCACCAGATGTATTCACATTATTCAGGTCTCCAAGATCTTCAGATGTAATACCTGTTAAATAACCTGCTGCAGAATGATTACCCCAAGAAAATGCAGTGTTCCAGTTACCAATATTTGTATTACTAATGCCAGCTGAAGGAGATGCAGAGTATACAGGGTCAGTTTCTGTGTATGATGTGAGATAATTAGGCGTCCAATTTTCCCAGTTTGAAGTAGAAGAATTATATTTTAATACTTGGTCTGCAGCAACACTAGAAACATTAACATCTGTTAGAGACGAAATAGATTCGGAAGTAATACCAGTCAAATATCCTGCAGAAGCATGATCACCCCAGTTATACGAATTATTCCAATTGCTTAAGTCGGTAGAAGTAATGCTAGCAGCAACCGACGCAGTAAATACAGGGTCTGTTTCTGTGTAACTAGTAATATATCCACTGTCATTAGAAAGATCACTCACCTGTACTGGAAAATTAAAATAATTTGTTCCATTGTTAGTAAATGTCCAGCGGTCTGCTGTCTCATTCCACCTAATTCTTACGTTAGTTGATAATCCACGTTCAACTTCAACACCAGCATCCTCTGTTGGAGTTGTAGTAACATCGTTATTAAGTGTGATCTCATTATCAGATACACGAACGTTTACTGTATCTATTGTGGTAGTTGTACCAGTAACAGTAAGATTGCCATTGACAGTTAAAGCACCAACTTCAACATTCTGACTTGTGGTAGCACCTCGTGCAGTAATTGTTGCTAAAGTATCTGCTTCTGCTGTCAAATATCCTTGAGTTGAGTGATCCCCCCAACCATATGCTGTATTCCAATTTGTTATGTTTGTATTGGTAATACCAGAAGCAACAGAAGCACCAAATACAGGGTCTGTCTCAGTGTATGAGGCTAGATAACCAGCACCATTTGTTAGTTGGTTATTGTTTGTTGGGATTGGATTGTAAGTAGTTCCATCATTAGTAAATTCCCAGATGTCTGTACCTTCATTCCATCTAATTGCTGTGTCTGTTCCACTTCCTCTATCAATCTTCAGAGATCCGTTTAGAGATGGAGCACCAGTCTGACCGTCGTTAATAACAATCTCAGTAGCGGCAACATTTAGAGTTGACTGATTGTTAGATGTGGTTGTACCAACAACAGTGAGGTTACCATTAACAATCATGTCGTTAACCGTCACATCAGCAGTAGTTACTGCACCCCTTGATGTAACTGTAGATAATGTATCTGCTTCTGCTGTAAGATATCCAGAGAGATTAGGTGGTCTGTAAGTTAGAGTTCCAGTTGAATTATCATATACAAGCGATCCACCACCAAGTGCAGACAACTGAGACACATTAACACCAGTTGGAGTAATATATCCTTGCGCTGCATGGTTACCCCAACCATAAGATGCATCCCAATTAGAAATTTTAGCAGCAGTTACGGCAGCTGCATCAGAAGCAAGGAATACAGGGTCAGTTTCTGTTGTTAAGTATGGCGATAAATCTGGTTGAGTAAAAGTAAATGCACCGTTAACACTATTGTAATTCAAACTACCTGCTCCAGCAGGAGATGGTGCGATAACTACAGATGATGTAGGAGGAACTATTGGTTTATTAAGAATCTCAGCAACTCCACCACCAGCATTCCAATCAGAATTTACCTGTGCTGGAGGAATTGTTGGTTGATTACTAAGATCATTGTAGTTACCACTGAAGTATGGAGCGTCTGACCAAGAAACAGAGGATCCATCAGTAGTTAGTACCTGTCCGTTAGATCCAGAAGAACCACCCACTTGCAGGGGTTTCCCAGTAGGAATATTTACACCTTCCTTCACCTCCACTGGGGAGTTATCTAGATAATTTGCAATTTGATTTGCCAGAATTTTTGACATATACCTCTAGTCCCGCAGACAGTTTCCATAAGCTAGAAGTATTTATTAAAGCGGGTAATCGGACTTGAACCGATGACATTTAGCTTGGAAGGCTAACGTTCTACCACTGAACTACACCCGCAAGAAAACCCCGAAGGGTTATTTGAAAGGAGGACCACCCATCCAACCAACTAAACTAACACGTTTACCTGATTTCACAGGTCTGACTCTGTGCATATAATCCGAAGGAAATATAATTGCATCACCAGTGTCCATCTTAAAAGATTGCATTTGTTTGCCCGTCAAAATCTGGAATTCTCCACCTTCATATTCATCTTTCGATGATAAACAAAGACTGATACTGAGTTTTCTAATTCTGTTTGAATTAAACTCAGACTCTGCTAAATCATTATGCCAATCATAATAAGATCCAGGTTTATCATATACAGTATACTGTACAAAATTTGCCCAGTTATCCAAGTCATAACCATAAAGATCAGTATTAGCACATCTAATAAAATGTGCCATCATTCCAGAAACCCAATGATCTGTTGTAATCCAACAGATTTTAGATTTTCTATAATGTAAAATTTCATTTTCTTTTCCTATCGTCCCATCTTCAAGATTTGAATTGGAAAGTTCTTGCGATATGACATCAGAAACTGACTTAGTAATGCAAGTAGGGATAGTGTAAATGGAATTTATTTTGGGCATTCTACTGAGGATCGCTAGGCTCGCCACCTGTTTTAGTTTTAGTTGCAAAACAGGAAATCAACCACACGGAAGGGGTTTTGGCACCACCACTTACTTTTTATCAGAAGTAAGAAACTGAGCGGCAACGTAATCACCCGCACCAGGGCTAGTTTAGAGTCTTACCGAGACTAGTTGAAGGTAATAGTATCATCACTATATCCTTGACCACTTGTATTGACAGTGATATTACCAAAATCAATAACATTATCTAAGGCATCCATATCACCACCAGGACGGTTGAGATAATCGGACGACAGATTGAAATTGTAATTTGAATTATAAGCAAACTTAGTTACATCATTTACTTTTTTATTCAAATTACTGACTGCTTGATACTGAGTAAACAGTTCGGACAAACAATCTTCATCTCCCTCAGCAAGAGCGTTAATCAATGCTTGACGGAGTGCTTCTTCAGCAGCTTGGACTT